TTTTTAAGGTCTGAAATGTACATCCTTACAGACAGAAGACCCGTTATCTGTCCGCAAGTTTTTTGGTAGTCAGCATAGTCTTTGGCTACGCCTGTACCTAAGGACTCTTCCAAGTCCCTTACTCTCACATCTACCTGTTTGAGGAGATGATCTAGTATTTTTTCCTTCATTTAGTTTCCTTTTTAGGGGTTTGAGCTTTTTGAGCTTGGGTTTTTGCCATGTCAGCTAAGATTTTGAGCTTTTCTGACTGGCGTTGCTGGTTCATTTGGGCTTTAGAATTGCCTATTTGATGACCTAATTTCATACCTTCTAACTCTTGTTTAGCAGCAAGGTTGGCTTTATCAGAAGCAGTCTTAGCTCCCACTTGCATACCAGCAATTTCTTTTTGCGCTGCAATACGCATTTTCTCAATTTCAATTTGATCAGCTTTACCAGCTGCATCCATAGCCAGTTTCTTCTGCTTAATGTCAATTTCCTGTGCCTTAAGCTGCAATTCTTTCATCTGCATCTGAACAATAGGATCTTGAGCAGCTTGCTGTGCCTGTTGTGCAGCCACCGCAGTCTGGTTCTGTTGCAATAGATTCTGAGCAGCTGGGACAGCCAGACGAGCAATTTGCATTTCTTGCTCTGGAGTCATATGAACATCAGGATCATCGTCATCAGAATACGGAATGTTAATGCCCATTTGCATCTGCATTTGTCTCATATATTCAAGACCAACGTGTTCGGTAATATGCGCTTGCATAGCTTGAATCATCATGGGCGCTTGTGGATTTTGACCAATTGTTTGTTTAATTTTTGGATCATTCATAGCTGCCATATGGATTTGAATATGGGCTTGATGGTCTTGACCAATGAAGGCTTTGAGTGGTTTGTTCTTTAAAGCGTTGACGTTTTCTGTTACTGGATCTGTAGGCTTCATGTCCTCTGGCAATGGAACTAACTTTTCTAGGTTCTTAATGCCGATGACTTCTAACATCTGACGATGTAAGTAAGGAAGGTTGTAAAGCTGGGGAGCCGTTTGGGATAACTGTAGGGCAGCTTGATATTGCACTACCTTTTGACTCATGGTTGCTGCGTTTGGATCTGATACAGGAATGATATTGACCATATCGTAGTCAGATTTACGGGCTGTGCGATTACCACTGATAGGTTCATAGCTGTAATCTTCAGGAGCGTAGTCAGCAATAATTTTCTTAAGCAGCTTAAATTCTTGCTTCATGGAGTAATGAATACGAGCTTGAATAGCCGACATGACTTTGAGGGTACGCTCTAAAATTGCTAAAGTCGTTCCTACTGGAGATTGGCTAGACATATCCGAAGCCTTTAAATCGCCAGAAGAAGCAAAACGTCTGCCTTCTTCTACGATTTGGTTGAGCAACGCCATCAATGTTTGGCTTGGCTCTTTGTACGGCAATGGCATGATGTTGTCTTTCATCGCACCACTTGGAACGTCTACGTCACGGAACTCACCTGGAGCTATCGGTGTGTCATCTCCTTTGACACGCAACCCACGGGTCTTAAAGCCCCCTGGCAAGTTGCTAAGTGACCCTGCATCAACCAGCTGCCGAAGAATGGAAGTACCAGATTTAGCAAAAGCACCGATAAGATGAATAAGACCAAAATGGTAGAAACCAAAGCCAGGAATATACCCGTAGTGGACGAAATGTTGCCTTTTTTGATGTGTTTTGTCATCTGGATCCCAGTTTCTACGGATGGCTAATACTTGTCCGTTTGATTTCTCAATGGTTACAACGTAAGGCAAAGCGATGCCAGTTGCTTCGCCTTCCTTGTCGGTATGTTCAAAACCTTCTAAGTCTAAGTGGCAATGAATCTCTAAAACCTTAAAGCGGTCATCTGTTGAAGCTCTAAAACCCAGTTTTTCCGCAATTTTCTTTTCAATCTCATCTAAGACGTTATCTGGAGAACCTAAATTTATGTCACGGTAAAAACCTTCATATTGAAGGCGTTTAAGTTCGTTTTCTGTTTTACGCATCACATGGGTAATGCGTTCTGCGGATTCAAGACTAGAAGCACCGTAAGGAACGACTAAATCTTCAGCAGGAATATACATCGATACTTGGCGGTCTAGGCTTGGATCTACATAGACCTTTTTAAAGCCGTTACCTGAAAGACCTACACCCCAGAGCATACGCTCATGTTCAGGTCGAAACTCTTGCATTACGTCAGTTAACTCATGGTTCATGTCTTCTACAACACGCTCCATTGCATCTTTTTTCTCTGATGTTTCTTTACCGACTATTTCGCCTTTGACTGGACCAGCTGCTGGAAAGGTTTCCATGATGGTTTCAGATTGGAATTTTATGACGGCTTCGGCTAAGACTGGGTGGTAAACACCGCAAGCACCTTCCCAAGGTTCAGAGCGCTCTTCAATCTTTAAGCCAAGGAGTTCTAAACCATCAACATACGTTTGGATCCAGTCACGTCTAGAATCAATGTCCGATTGAAAGTCTTCTAAAAGTTCGCTGGCTATTTGTAGTAAAACCGATTCAGGCAAGTATTCAGCAAGGTTGGCATCAAAGTCTTCAATGTCTTCGCCTCCCATTTGAATTTCCATTCCACCGACTTTTACGTCTACCTCTTCTGGGTCGACAATTTCTATTTCAACGTCTGGTCCATCTAAATCAGGTAGACCTTGGGGGGCTGCATACATTGCTTTTTCAATTGACATATTGTTCCTTATTTAAATGTTGGACCCATCATCCAACCAACAGCGCTATATCTAGTACCTTTGGTAACGGGGGTGACACGATGACTCATATACGATGGAAAAACAACTACACTACCTTTGGGTAATCTGCCCAAAGGTTTATCTAAACCTTTAATCTCCAGCTCCCCGCCTTCATATTCATTTGTGTCGCTTAAATACATCACTGATGAAAGTTTTCTTTGCATACCAAATTCATCAGGCTTCATTGTATCAATGTGCCAATCATAATGACTTCCATGTTCATAACGGCCAATCTGTGCTTTTTGCATATAGCTCAAATTAAAATTCCATTTTGAATCGACATTGGCGTACATCATATAGCTATTTAAAATGCAGCCCACCGTTGTATTGATTTCTTCAAATACAATTTTGGTTTTGCGTCTGTCATGTTCATAATAGGTTTCTTTGTCTTTATTAAACCCACCTTCAATTTCATTTTCCCAACGAGTTTCTTTAATAATCAAATCACATAGCTCATCGCTAAATGCTTTTTCTAACCACCAAGCCAGAGTAGATACCATTAGTAATAACCTTTTTTACGCCTAAATTCTTGTGGCTCATCTGGCTCATCGCTTTGCAGCGTAATAAAGCCACCTCTTCTAAATCTTAACAGTGCTTGGGTTGTGGAGTCTACTAAGTCATCGTGATCTGAATTGGGAAATGCTGCTAATTCCTCTACTACTTCTTCAGCCCAGCGTTTTCTTGGTGCCCAAATTTTACCGCTTGCAAACAAATCAGATACGCTATTAACACGAGATATTTTATCGTTACCCCTAGTCGGTGTAAACTCTTGAACAGGAATACCCATCCTTCTAAGTTCAAATATAAGTGGAGCACCAGATGCTTTTGCTTCAACAATGAACGAATCTGGTTCCCAGTCTTTATACATATCATAGGCTCGCTGTTTAAGAGTGGGAAACTCCATTCTCTCTTTAAACGCATCCAATAAAATGATATTAGCATCCGTTCTATCTTCATTTAGGTAAAACACTCCCCAAGTCGTACACGCTGAATAGTCAGCCCTTTCTGATTTTGTAAATGCCGTATCCCAAGATTGGATGATGTAATCACAAGAAGGAGGGGTTTCTTTATCCCAGACCCGCCACCATTCCCGTTTTACAAGCGCACCTTCTTCGGAAGTCGGGTCTTGTTGATACTGGGCTTGCCACTTGGAAAGCGGTAATTCTATCCTTAGTTTATCTAATTCCTCGTAGCTCCAGAACTCAGGCCAGAGGGGTTTTTCATTTCTTTTGATTGCTGGAAGGCTAATGATTTCCCATTCATCGCCGTCTCTGTCCACCATCGCTTGGCAGATTTTTCCCGTTAAGTCTCGTTTAGACCAACGGGTCATCACAACTACAATAGATCCTCCAGGCTGCAAACGCTGGCGAGGACCTGAAGTATACCACTCGTACACCTTATCAAAAACGCTAGGATCCCCAGCTGCAAGTGCTGCTTCTTGCTCGGAATGAGGGTCATCAATAATGAGCAGATCAGCACCTTTACCAGTAACAGTACCCCCAACACCAATAGCAAAATACTCCCCGTTAGCATTAGTACTCCAACGACCAGCAGCCTTACTATCTGATCTAAGAGATACATTAGGGAATACTTTGGCATATGTTTCTCCATCAACTAAGTTACGAACTTTACGTCCAAACCCTACCGCTAGTTCGGCAGTATTAGAACATTGAATAATTTTTTTATTAGGGAATTTACCCAAGAACCAAGCAGGTAAAAGATAAGAAGCGAACTCGGATTTAGTATGGCGAGGAGGCATATTAATGATAAGTCTTTTGGTTTTTCCACTGGCTATTTCCTCAAATTTTTGCGCCATCAAAGCGTGATGCTGTCCATGAATAAAGCTAGGCCACATGGTCTGTACAAACGTCATAAAGTCAATTTGCCCAGATTCACGAGTCACGGCATCTTGATACGCCATTGCCAAAGGACGTAGCTTTGCCTGATCCTCTTCAGGTAGTTGGTCAATGATGGCTAACAGCTCATCCATTCAAATTCCTTAGTTTGATATATGCTGGTCTAATGCTGCGAGAGTACTTCATGTTTCCTTTGCAAACCCCTATTTC